TATTTAAGTTCAGGTGGTGATGAATCTTATTTGCCATCAGGTGTTACAGCAGCACAGGTAAATGCTTGGAATAAAACACGACAAAACAAATAGGTAAAAGGAGAATATATGGATTTTGGTGATCCTTCTTTGCAGTCTCTGTTATGGGGGCTGCTTTTTATTTGCTCTGAAATAGTAGGTTTATCCAAACTAAAGAGCAACGGTCTTATTCAATTTGCTTTGAATATCATCAAGCTTATGAAAGCCAGTGGTGTTGGCAAATCTAAATAACTGTTATTATTCAATTACTTCTAAGTTTTTCTCAATATTAAGTTGCCCCTTGCGAGGGATAACACCTTGAAAAAGGAAAGGCAGTTGAAGTGCTAATCAATTATTCATTAACACAAGGAACAACTTATGGCTAACGCCACAGTTTCACGCCTTGGTCTGGTTAACAATAGTGGTACTGGCTACGACGCCCTTTTCTTAAAGGTTTTTAGTGGCGAGGTTCTGACTGCATTTTCTGAGAACAATGTGTTCAACGAAAGAATGCAAACTGTTAGGACTATCACTTCAGGTAAATCAGCCCAATTTCCAGTCTTAGGTACAGCAACAGCTGCCTATCACACAGTGGGTACTCCACTGGTAGGTGCTAACCAAATCAAGGCAAACGAAAAGATTATCTCTATTGATGATCTCCTCATATCACAAGCGTTTATAACGGATCTTGAAGAGCTCAAGAATCATTATGACGTTAGAGCGACGTATGCCTCGGAATTAGGAAAGGCTTTAGCCAGACGCTATGACCAAAACGTTGCCAAGGTAATTGCTAATGCTTCAAGAGCTTCAGCAACTATCTCTGGTGGTAGTGGTGGTACTGTTCTAACTCTTGCTAACGGTAATACTGCATCTGCAAACGTTACTGGTGATGAGTTAGCAGCAGCTATCTATGATATCGCTCAAACATTTGATGAGCGCGATATCCCTCCTACAGATAGATTCGTTGTACTTCCTCCAGCGGAATATTACAAATTACCTGAGTCAGCTACTCGTACTATCGATACTGATTTCAACCCAGGTGGTAATGGTTCATTTGCGTCAGGACGTGTTCAACAGATTGCAGGTATGCCTGTGATTATGAGCAACAACATTTCACAGGAGAACAAACCTCCAGGTGGAGCTGATGCTAATGAATTAGGTGGATCTAATAACACCTATGCTGGTGACGATAGTAAGACTATTGGTTTAGTCTTCCATAAGTCAGCAGTTGGTACAGTGAAACTCATGGACATGACTACTGAAATCAGTGGAAGTGATTATGGGATTATGTACCAAGGAACGCTTATGGTGGCGAAATATGCACTTGGGCATGGAATCCTAAGACCAGAAGCAGCAGCTGCCATTAAGTTGTCTGCATCTTAAATGCATATGGAGAGTATCAATCTGGGATGGGTTGGTACTCTCCTCTTTTCTTTTGAAAGATAAATGACAAAAAGTGTCAGCCTATCTTTAGGCCGTGGTGAGAAAAGTAAGAAGGGTGGCCTTACTGCTAAAGGTCGTCGTAAATACAACAAAGCCACAGGTTCTAATTTAAAAGCACCACAACCAGGAGGAGGCCCACGCAAGAAATCTTTCTGTGCTCGGATGTTAGGTATTCCAGGGCCAATGAAAAAGCCAAATGGAAAACTAACAAGAAAAGCTTTAGCCCTTAAACGTTGGAAATGCTAACCATGCCTAACAAAACTAATCAGTACGATTCATTAAAACTGAAGAAGCCTTCTAAGAAGAAAGGTTTATATGCAAACATCCATGCTAAAAGAAAAAGAATTGCTGATGGTTCTGGTGAGACAATGAGAAAGCCAGGAACAAAAGGAGCACCTTCTGCTAAGAACTTTAAAAACGCTGCTAAAACTGCTAAAAAGAGGTAAACCAACATGACAGCAACAACAGAACTAGAAGCAGTCAACACAATGCTGACAACCATAGGTGAATTACCTATCAATACCTTGGTTGGTAGCTTGCCTTATGATGCAAAAATGGCTCAAACAATACTGAAAGAAATTAATAAAGATGTTCAATCAGAAGGATGGCATTTTAATACAGAAATAGATCTCACCTTAACTAGAGATGCTTCTAACCAAATTGCTTTATCTAGTAATACATTAAGAGTTGACCCTAATATTAATGATCACGCTTCAGTAAATGCTGTTCAAATTGGATTAAAACTATATGACCGTAAAAAACATACATATGAATTTGATGAAGATTTAACTTGTACTGTTGTTTACTTCAGAACTTTTGATGAGATACCTGAACCTGCTAGACGTTATGTAATGATCAAAGCTGCAAGAATCTTTATTGATCGTATGGTAGGAGATGATGGATTAAGAAGTTTTACACAACAAGATGAAGTAAGAGCAAGATCAATATTAATGGAAACTGATTATTCTAATGCTGACCATAATATTTTAAGAGGTGATCCAGCATCTACTACTGTCTTTAATACATACACACCAGCTAGTGCTTTAATTCGTTAGCTATGGCTCTTATTACTCAATCTATTCCTACTCTATTAAGAGGAGTTTCACGGTCTTCTGAATCTCAAAAGCAATCAGATCACGCCGTAAGTCAAAGTAATTTAATTAGTAGCCCTACAGAAGGATTAAGGAAAAGATCAGGAACACAGTTCATAGCAAAGTTACAATCGTCAGCTATGGGTAATGTCCATATGCAAACGATTAATAGAGATACAAACGAAAAATATTTATCTGTTTTTAGTAGTTCTTTTGTAAAAGCATTTGATATACAAACTGGAGCAGCAAAGACTGTTAACACTCCTGATGGTATAAATTATTTAAATGTAACTTCTCCAAGAGATGAATTAAAAACCGTTAGTGTTGCTGACTATACCTTTGTTATTAATACAACTAAAACAGTAGCAATGACTAGTGATATGACTTCTACTGTAAGCCGTGGAGCATTAATCTTTTTCAATCAAGTTTCAGATAATACTGAATACCATGTAACGGTAGATGGTACGACAGCTATGCATAATACCGCTAGCGATAATCCATTAAGTACAACGTTAATATGTACAAAAATAAGAAATAAACTATTAGGATTAAGTGGTGAAAGTCCTAGTGTTGGTAATGTTTTATCAGGTTTTTTAATTGATCATATTGGACCTGTTTTATATGTTAGAAAAAGTGATAATTCAGCTTTTAGTATTACATCACATGATACTCAAGGTAATAGTCAGATAACATTAATCAAAGATTCTATTCAAAAATTTACTGATCTTCCAAGAGTTGCTGTTAATAATTATGTTGTTGAAGTTAAAGGAAATGATAGTACTAATTTTGATAATTACTATGTCAAATTTGTAACAGATAATGGTGGAAGTTTTGAACAAGGTCAATGGGAAGAAACTGCAAAACCAGGGATAAATTTTAAATATGATTATTCAACAATGCCTCATGTCCTAATAAGACAAGCAGATGGTAATTTTATTTTTGCACAAGCTGATGGTGGTACTTATAGCGTAACAATAGATGGTGTAACAACTGTTTATACTTTACCTAAATGGGGAGAAAGATCTGTTGGTGATTTAGATACTGCACCTAATTCATCTTTTGTAGGAACAAAAATAAATAACGTTTTCTTTTTTAGAAATAGATTAGGTTTCCTTGCTGAAGATAATGTAATTCTTTCAAGAGTTGGAGAATATTTTAATTTCTTTCCTGAAACTGTAACTACAGTTCTTGATAGTGATCCTATTGATGTAGCAGCTTCTAATACAAAAGTATCTATATTAAAACATGCAATAACTATGGGAGAACAGTTAATAATATTTTCAGAAGAAACACAGTTTGTATTTGCTAGTTCTTCTGATTCGTTAACACCTAAAACAGCAAACATATTAGTATCTACAGAATTTGCAAGTAATGCAAAAGCTAATCCTGCAAGTGTTGGTAATAGTATTTACTTTTTAACTAAAAAAGGTGATTCACATTCAGGTGTAAGAGAATATATAACACAACCAGGAATAAACATTAAAGATGCAAGTGATATAACACTACATATTCCAATGTATATTCCAAGTAATATTCAAAAAATAACTGCATCAAGTAATGAAAATTACCTTGTCTTACAAGAGGTTGGTTCTTCAACACTTTATGTTAATAATTGGCTTTATGGTGAAAACAATCAAAAGGTTTTAAACTCATGGTATGACTTTGAATTAACTTTTGGAGACTCAGTACTTAATATAGATTTTATTGGGTCTGATTTATATATTGTTGTAAGCAATTCTGCTGAAACAAATTTATTAAAATTACCA